CACGGGATCGACCGGAGTGGCGTGCGTGAATATGGGGCGCTCGTTCTTCGGAGTGGAGCGCGAGCGCAAATACTTCGACATTGCCTGTCAAAGAATAGAACAAGCCTACGCCCAGCCCCGGCTTTTCGAGGACAAACCAAGTGCAGGCGCGGTGCAGGGTGAGCTTTTGCCTGACAACGGGTAAATAATTTCGTGAACAACAAACTGACCCAAAAACAGCGTGCCCACATCCAGCGCGTTAAAGAGCTACCATGCAGCGTGTGCGATGCGCCTGGCCCAAGCGATGCACACCACATCGAACAAGGCTTGCAGTACACCGTGGTGGCGCTGTGCAAAGAATGCCACCAATGCCCCGTAATGGGCTGGCATGGGCAAAAACGGGCGTGGGCAATTCGCAAGATGGGCGAACTGGACGCGCTGAATGTCACCATTGAAAGGTTGGTAAATGCTTGAGGTAATCCTGCCTTGGCCGCCAAAGGGGCTAAGTCCAAACAACAGGCTATTTTGGCGCAAGAAAGCGCCCATTGCCAAAGCCTACAAACACACATGCTGGGCGCTTGCTCGTCAGGCCGGTATGGTTGCGCCTGATGCCCCAAAGATTGCGCTGTGGCTCACGTTTTACCCACCCGACAGGCGTGCCCGCGATGACGACAACCTGGTGGCCAGCTTCAAGGCAGGCCGAGACGGTCTGGCGCTGGCTTTGGGGATCGACGACAAGCGCTTCGTGACGTATCCCTTTGTGCATACCGATATTGGTGGATTTGTGAAAGTGCGGTTGTCTGAACTTCCATCTTTGAAGGAGATGGCTTAAATGTCTGGCAATGAAATCCGTACACGCATCAATTTGACAGATGCAGTTATGGATTGTCAGCCCCAGCACCCACCATGTTTTTTGAATCAGTACACATGGGTTGAGTACTTGAAATCTGCTGCCGCGTCGCAGAATCATGCTGGCGAACAAAAAGTGATTTTGGTGGTGTCTGGAAACCCACAGTTCAACATGAATTTTAATTTTTGCGAGGACTGCACATCAAAACTTCAAGATGATATGAAATCAACCAAAAGATGCGAACCAAACTACTTGCTTGAATTGAAGGAGAAAAAGTGAAGTTGCAAGGAACCATTGAATTGATCAGGTTGATCATCGCCAGCATCGGCCCGGCGACTGCGCGTGAAATCGAACAGCACCCAGACGTTGTCCGGGCCTGTAGATCAAGCAAAACCAAGGCCAGGCGGCATATCGAGCGATTGCAGCAGTTGGGTCATATCTATTGTGTCGATGGAACGCAGCCGCCGACGTTTTGCGCGCTGTAGGTGAGTCATTGTTGACTCCGAAGTTGATTGTTGTGTAATTGGTGTATCGCCAATTTACCGGGGGTTCACATGGCACAAAGATCGCGCAGGAGTGCGATTCCAGCGGATAGCTGTCCGAGTTTCAAGCCTGCTTGGGTTGAAAAATCCATCTGGGTGCAGATTGAGGCCGACTACCGAGCGGGTGTCCGGTCGCTTCGAGACATTGCCAGCGAAGCCGGAATCACAGAAGGCGCAATTCGGAAGCGGGCAAAGCGAGACCAATGGCAGCGCGACCTAAAAGCTCGCATCAGTGCGCGGGCTGAAGAAAAAGTACGCACGCAGGCAGTACGCATTGCTGGTACGCAACTTACACCCGAGACGGAACAGCAGGTTGTTGAGGCAAACGCGGACGTTGAGTACGCAGTACGCATCAGTCATCGGGCTGGATTGCAGCGCCTGAAGGAGTTGAAGGATAAGCTGTTGGAGCAGGTCACTCATGAGAGCGCAACCCACAGAGAGGCTATTGATGACCTTCGTAAGCTGACAGAGATTGACGAAAAAATACGCAAAGGCGAGCGGGAGGCATTCAACATCGGAGACCCGGACAGCGAGAATGAACGCAAGCCAAAGCGCATCACACTGGACTTCATCGACGTGGAAGCGAAATGACACTGGACGATCCTATCGAGATCAGGGCATCGTTCCCGGCCAAGCTGCGTCCGCTATTCAACCCAAAGCGGTACAAGGTTATGTATGGCGGGCGTGGTGGCGCTAAATCTTGGGGCGTCGCTCGGGCGTTACTCTTGATGGCCGCTGACAATCCGTTGCGCATACTATGTGCGCGTGAAGTGCAAAAATCCATGAAGGATTCCGTTCACCGGCTTTTGAATGATCAGATTGCCGCATTGAATTTGTCGGATGAGTACGAGGTACTCGATACCGAGATTCGTGGGAAAAACGGCAGCCTTTTTCTTTTCGCTGGATTACAGACGCACACAGTGGATTCGCTCAAATCTTACGAGTCCATTGATATTTGCTGGTGCGAGGAAGCCCACGCTATCTCAAAAAAATCATGGGATACATTGATTCCTACCATCAGAAAAGCCGAATCCGAAATCTGGATCACGATGAATCCAGATATGGACACAGACGATACCTGGGCGCGCTTTATTGCAACGCCGAGTGAGGATACGTGGGTTCAAGAAATCAGTTGGAGAGATAACCCGTTTTTCCCGCAGGTGTTAGAACAAGAACGATTAAAAGCCGAACGAACCATGCTCAAAGAGGATTACGAGCATATTTGGGAAGGAAAGCCGCGTCGAGTGGCCGAGGGCGCTATCTATCGGCATGAGATTGAGGCGCTGTTCGCTGACAACCGTGTCCGAGACGTGCCATACGACCCGCTTCTTCCTGTGCATACGGTCTGGGATTTGGGCTGGAATGACAGCATGACGATCATATTTGTCCAACGTGGGCCGATTGATGTTCGCATAATCGACCATATCGAGGAATCGAATCGGACGCTAGATTGGTACGTGGCAGAGATTGAAAAGCGTCCATATCGCTGGGGCATTGATTTCATTCCGCACGATGGCAGAACAAGAGACTTTAAGACTGGAAAGTCTACAGAGGAACTTTTGTCAGACATGCACAGAAAAGTGGAAGTGCTGCCAGTTGATAGCATTGAAGAGGGCATCAAGGCAGCGCGTATGGTGTTTCCAAAGTGCTATTTTGACAAGACAAAGACGGGCCGCTTGGTTGAGTGTCTGAAACGGTACAGGCGCCAGGTAAACGAAAGGACGGGCGAACCTGGTGTGCCACTTCATGACGAATATAGCCATTCTGCTGATGCGTTTCGATACATGGCGCAGGCCGCTGATTTAATGAGCAATGTCGTTTCTACAAAGCTCGAATCCTTCAAAAATCGACAACGCAATTGGAGATAGCGCGTGAAACTCAGTCCAATTCTGTCCCCGGATGGTCGGCCAATGTTCAGCGCTGGCGGCGGTCACGCATGGAAAACCGCGGTGAAGCACGGATTTGTTGTGTCGCTTGAATGGGTGGGTGAGGGCAAGAAGTCATACCCGGCGATGGTGATATGGCCAGCGAGCAATGTGTTTGTTGCTGGCGACGGTGCTGGTATGTGGTGCATATCGCGCAGGTGCATTACAGACTTTGTTGGGTTCAATACCAACGATAAATGCACTGGAGGCCCAAGCGATCACTGTTTCCGTGAAGCGCGCCAGGCTTTGCCAATTTTGGGCAAAGACCCAAACGACAAAGAAGCCCTGGTAGATCTGGTTGATGTTGTGGTCACATTTGCGCAAGAATTGGTACACATGCCTGTTGCGCCAAAGGAAATCAAAGCAAAGCTTGATAATCCTGCCATGTGGGATGTAACCACAAAGATCAAAGGCACGAACAAAATCATTGACGAGGTGGCGGTATGAAGGAAAAAGAAACACTCCAGGAACGGCACGAGCGCTACAAATCGTGGTTCTTGAATGAGGCTACCCGTCAAGCTGCGAATCGCGCTTTGATGGCCAAATGTGAGGCGTTTTATGATGGGAATCAATGGAAGCATGAGGATGCTGAATCGGTGCGCAACCGTGGCCAGAATCCCACTGTTTTCAACGAGGTCAAACCTACGATTGATTGGCTGATTGGCACAGAACGCAGAACGCGAGTCGATTTTGTCGTGATTGCAGATCAGGACGACGTAGGTGCAGACGAGGATGCGCGACTAAAAACCAAGCTGCTGAAATATCTTGACGATACAAACCGGGCATCGTTTGAACGGTCGTATGCGTTTGAGGATGCAGTCAAAGCTGGACTGGGCTGGATTGAGGTCGGTTTGCGTGGCGATAAGTCTGGTGTTCCAGTCTATATCGGAGCTGAGTCTTGGCGGAATATCCTTTATGACTCTCAGGCAAACAAGCGCGATTTGACTGATGCACGCTATCTGTTTCGCATCAAGGTTGTTGACCTGGACGTGGCAAAAACACTTTTCCCGGACAAAGAAAAAGAACTAGATTCATGCGTTCAGACTGGTGATGATTCAGAGATTTTCCGCAATTGGCTTGGCGGGACAGGGCTGATCTCAAGCCTTGACGATTTTGGACGTAATGACAGCATTGACTACATGACAGCAAAGCCGGTTGACCTGTTCAACGCACGCGAGCGTGTGATGCTGCTGGAAGCGTGGATAAGAGAACCAAAACGCAATGAAGTACCGAACGAGTTTGGGATTGCAGACCCGGTGACGTTCCAGATCAAGTGCTGCGTGATGACCGAGAAGGACATCCTGATCGAGTCATGGTCTCCGTTCAAGCATGATCGTTTCCCCTTTATCCCAGTTTGGGCGTACCGTAACCGTCGAACCGGGCTGCCGTATGGCCCGATTCTCCAGTTGATTGGCCCACAGGAAGCCTTGAATCATCGCATGAGCCGCAGTCTGTACGAGGCCAGCGTCAACCAAGTGTGGCTGGAGGAAGACGCATTCAACCCAGAGGTGATGGATATTGACGAGATTCGCCGGGAACTCGATTCACCGGACGGTACAGCTATCTTTGCGCGTGGGGCGCTGGCTGGAAACAAAGTCAAGGATCGTCCCAGCATGCAGGAGGCACAGTTCCAACTTAGCCTGGCGCAGCAAGATATTCAGTCAATCAGAATGATGGCTGGCGTCAACGGCGAGAACCGAGGTCTGGATACCAATTCAATCAGCGGGAAAGCTGTGCTGGCAAAGCAAGAACAAGGCAGTTTGCTGACGATGGAGATGTTTGACAACTGCGTGTTTGCCCGTCAGATGGAAGGCGAGATGACACTAAGCCTGGCAGAGCAATTCCTGACGCAGCCCATGACGATCAGAACGGCGTCAGACTCAGGGCGATATGACTATGCGATGATCAATCAGCCAACACAAGACGGCGAATACTTGAATGACATTACGCTTAGAACAGCACATTTTGTCGTTGGCGAGCAAGCATGGAAGCAAAGTTTTGCCGAATCCGCGTTTGAATCACTGATGCAAGTCATGACGCAACTGGCAAGTGCTGCGCCTCAAGTGGTCGTTGCCATGTTGGATGTGGTGTTTGAGATTCACCCCAACTTGCCAAAGAAATCTGCTATTTTGCAGCGCATTCGACAGGTCAACGGGCAAACTGCCGACGACGGGAAGATGACGCCAGAACAGCAAGCCGCAAAACAGCAACAGGCCCAAGTTGCTCAAGCTCAGTTCCAAGCTCAAATGGCACAACTCCAGGCGGATATTCGTTCATCACAAGCCAAAGGCGAGAAGCTGGAAGCTGATGCGATGGCGAAACGGCTTGAGGGGCTGTATTTGTCTGCCCAGGCAGCGCAGGTACTGGCGTTGGCGCCACAGATCACACCTATTGCAGACGAGTTGTTGAAGTCAGTTGGATTCAAAGATCAGGGCGGTCAACCAATGATTGATTCTGGTGCTGTTGTACCGCAGCAACAACCGCAACAAAGTCCCGTTCCGCCAATGCAGCAATTGGACGGGGCTATGGCAGGGAGTCAGACGCCTATAGCTGATGGCGTTAACCCGGCATTGATGTAACCATTTCTTAACTAAAGCGCAGGAGTGCTACCTATGAACACACCAGAAGAAACCAAAGTGCTTGCCGAGATTGAAGCGGCAAAAGAGCGTGGGGAAGACCCGTTCGGTGATGACGATCCGGTTGAAACTGTGGACGAGCAAACAGAAGCAAATGCTCAAGATCAGGATACAGAAAAACAATCCGAATCGCCCAAAGCGGGAACCACAGAAGACGGCCAGGAAACCGAGAAACCGTCTAAGGAAGGCAATACGGAAGAGTCTCAGATTGACGATTCGCCTGTTGCTCAACCCACGTCGTACAAGGTCGATGCACCGACTGATTACAAATCTCAACGCGCTGACCTGGTCAAACAGAAAGCGGAGTTGATGAAAAAGCTGATGGACGGAGAGATTGACGCTGATGAATTTGCTGCCAATGAATCCAAGATCAGCGATGCGCTTGACGACTTGACGGCGCACCGTATCCGTGCAGAGACTCTGCAAGAGGCAAACCAGCAGTCCCAAGCGGCATATCAAGATCGTGAAATCAGGCGGTTAATTGCAAGGTCAAAGTCAGAAATTGATTATGCGAATGATGTGAAGGCGGCAAAGCAGTTTGACGTTGCGCTAAGTGCACTGCAAAGCGATGCAGACAATGCTGGGAAAGATTACGCCGACTTGATCGCAGAAGCGCATAGGGTTGTACTGGCTATCAATGGAATCACGACTAAGGGGCAGGTGATCGAGCGTGCCATTAAAAACCGCCTGCCAGATGGCAAGCCGCCGGTGACGTTGCGCAACATCCCGGCTGCTTCCACCCCGAATGCAAACGGGAATCTCTTGGATGAAATTGGTCGGCTGTCAGGCCAGGCTTATCAAGATGCTTTTGCAAAGCTATCACCAAATCAGCGCAAGGCGCTGTTGGATGAGGCTTAAAACAAGTATGGATCGCAAATCAGGGTTGGTCATGGATATGCGCGTTGGCGAATCGATTTGCCTTCGCGGAATCAATGGTGTTGACTCCGAGAAAATTGTGTTAATACTTGAATCTAAAGATGGGCGGAAGGCTCGTGTGCGTATTCAGGCTAGTCAATCTGTAAAGGTTGTCAGGCCAGAGAAGCAAACAGATAATTTACCCAACTTTCGTAGCCCTGGTTTTTCTGGGGCGTTTGTCGGCTCGCTGGAGTGAGTCACTTGTGCTTTCAAAGGAGTAATCATGGCACGAACGACAATTTTGCCCACCGATCCGAACAAACGTAAGGCGTGGGCTGCAGCGGTCGCACAAGATGCGGCCAAGGATCAATACTTTGCACGCTTGGAAGGCGCCGAAGGTTCGCGGTCAGCCGTGGTTCGAAAGACCGACCTCGAAAAAGGCGCTGGCGACGAAGTGACTACTGCGCTGGTGGCCAAGCTGCGTGGCGCTCCGATCACTGAGGGCAAGAAGCTCAGTGGCCAGGAGTTCCGTCTGCAGCACAGTGCACACACGATGCGTATCAACGAGTTCCGCCACGGCGTGAACATCGGTGCTCGCATTGAGCAATCGCGTGTTGGCTTCAACCTCAAGCAGCAAGGACGCGAGAAGCTGACCGAGTACATCAAAGACCTGTACGAAGAAACCATCGCTTGCGCCGCCGCTGGTGCGCGTGGTGTTGGTGATGAGATTCAGCAATTGGGCTTGGACTATGCCGGGTATCCCAATGCCTTGCGTGCCCCCGATGCTGGTCACTTGTTTGTTGGCGCCGCTGGCGACAAAGCAAAGGCGACGATGCTATCGACTGACAAGATGACGCTGGCAACTATCAACAAGCTGCGTACCAAAGCGAAGAAACTTCTTGGTCTTAACGCTAACGGCGTAAAGATGACCCCCATTCGTAAGGGTGGCAAGGAATGCTTTGTGCTGGCTGTGTTGCCTGAAGTCATGCAAGACATTCGTGATGACACTGGCTCGCAAGGTTGGTTTGAGGCTCAAAAGGCCTTGACGACTGCTATGGGCAAGGAAGCTGAACTTTTTAAGGGCGGCGCTGGCATGTTCAATGGCGTACTTGTTGACGAAACGGAAACTGGCGTGAAGTTCAGCGATTACGGCTCCGGTGCAAATGTTCCGGCTGCCCGGTCGTTGTTCTTGGGTGCAAATGCAATTTCTGTTGCTCATGGCACTAAGGGCATGGCTGATGGCCTGTCGGTAAGTCTGGACGAAGACATGGATGATCGTAACCACGACCACATCCTGTTCTTTGAAATGATCTTTGGCGCCGACAAGACTCAGTTTGAAAGTATGGACTACGGCATGATCACTGTTGATACTGCCTACACCGCTGCTGTTTAAGGAGAAACAAAATGGCTTTGTACAAATCGAAACAAACGGCTGCACGTCTGCCGTCTTTGTCTGCTGATGAGGCTGGGTGCGCTGTTGCCGTGACTGCTGAATACGTCACTCCGAGTGGTGGCATCGCTGCGGGTTCGATCATTGAAATGGGCGCAATTCCTGAAAATTGTGTCCCGGTTGATTTGATCGTTCACACGGGCGCTCTGGGTACGTCTGTAACTTTGGACGCAGGCATTTTGTCTGCGGACTATTTGAAAAACACTGATGCAAGCACTATTGGGTCAGAGTTCTTCGCATCAGCTCAAGCGGCTGCAACGGCAGTGTTGCTACGTGCCACGAAGTCGTTTGCTGCTGTTTCCCCCACGGACAATGTACGCGCATGGGGTTTGAAGACCGCTGGCGCTACTACGTCTGCCGGTATCTCGATTCGCGCTACGCTGATTTGTGTTCCGGCGCCTGTTGGCATCGATAATCGATAAAGCGTAATGGCAACGCGCGGCCCTAAAAAGGGCTGGAAAAAGCTCTTAGAAAGCGATCAACCACAAGGGGAAACCCTTGTGGTTGAATCCGTCTTGACTACAGAACAACGAAATAATCCTAAGTACCTCAGTGGCGAAGACTTGCGTGCCTTAGCATGGTCGCTTGGCATGGCAAAGTCTGAAACGTCGCGCATGGATGACAACAAAATCCGTGAACAACTGAAGTACCTGACGTTTAGGCGGTATCACAATGCTATGGAGTGACATTTTCCCGTATGTGATGCCGTATCTGCCTGGTTGTCCTCAACCAACGGCAGAAATTCACATCAAACTTGCAGCGATTGAATTTTGTCGCCGCACGCTTTGCTGGCAAAAAACACTTGATCCTGTTATCAGCAACGGAATTGACAACCTAGTCGATCTTGAAACCGATCCGTCTACACAGATTGTAAAAATCAAGTCAGTTTCCGTTGGCGGATCTGACTGGAGTTTGACTGATTCAAGTGTTGGTTTGGCTTTGATTCGGTCTGGTTCCCAAGAAAGTTTCTGTTTTACACAAGACAATCTGACGTTACAAGTCCAGCCCGTACAAGTGGCTGGTGTTGAGATTGTTGTTGATGTAGCACTTGCGCCGTCAATCACGGCAAATTCAATTCCAAACGAAATCTCAAACGCATACGTGCAAGACATAGCAAAAGGTGCTGTAGACTCATTGACCAGGTTGCCAAACACAGAATGGTCTGATGTTGCTGTATCGCAGATGTATCAACAAATGTTTAATAACAGAATTGCTACTGTTTCATCAAAAGTTGGGCGTGGGTTTGTAAACAAAAAAATGAACAGACATTCGTCATTTTTTTAAGTTGACTCCGACAAATTTGGTGCGATCCTTGAGGCGTTTGGAAATAAGACGTAATCATGACCTCACGCATCCTTCGCATCCTGATCGCTCTG